AGAATATATTAAAACGAATCGTGCATTAGGTGAGTTAGGTCATCCTGACACACCAACAATCAATCTTGAAAGGGTATCCCATAAAATTGTATCACTATCTGAAGATGGTAATACATTCTATGGTAAAGCTTTAATCCTTGAAACACCATATGGTCAAATTGTCAAAAACTTTATTGATAACGATGTAAGTATTGGTGTATCTTCAAGAGCTCTTGGTTCAGTAGTTACAACTAAAGACGGTTATAGCCTAGTCCAAGATGACCTCAAATTAGCAACAGCGGCAGACATTGTTGCGGATCCATCAGCACCGGGTGCGTTTGTAAATGGCATCATGGAAAATAAAGAATGGATGTTTATTGAAGGTAAATTTGTAGAAACTGACTTTGACCTTGCAAAAACACAAATTCGTAAGGCATCTTCAAAAGAAATTGAAGAGGTGGCCTTAAAATTATTTGAAAATTACCTCAGAAAACTTTAATTTTATAAATAAGAAATCATAAGGAGATTCCTAATGGCAACAAATAAACTCATGGAAGCAGCTGCTGAAGTTCTTGCAACACGCAAGCAACCCGTACCAGCTGAACCAATGCACAAAGTGGACGCAGAGGTCACAGACCTTGGTGGTCCAAAACAAGATTTAGACGACAATAAACCGGGCGGTGATATTTACGGCAAGTATAAAGTTGATACTGCTAAAGCGACCAGTGGTTTTAAAATGATACATTCGCCAACAACTAAACCCTCAGCTGCTTCAGCTGATCCGGAAGCAGGTAAAAAACTTGTAGGTGAAGAAGAAGAATCAGACGAAGAAGAAACAATCGATGAAGCTTCTGATATGCACAAAGATGAAAAACATAACGATGAAAAGAAAAAAGTAAAAGATGAAGCATATCACATGATGACTAAAGCGCCTGCAAACAAATATGCGATGAATAAAGAAGAAATGAAGAAAAAAATGCAAGAAGATATTGATGCTCTTTTTGCAGATGATTCTACAATTTCTGAAGATTTTAAATCTAAAGTTTCTACAATTTTTGAAGCTCGTGTTAATGACCGTGTTTCACAAATTCAAGAAGAAATTGAAGCAAACTATGCTGATATGCTTGAAGAAGCAATCACATCTGTTCGTAAAGATTTAACAGAAAAAGTAGATGATTATCTTTCTTACGTTGTCGACCAATGGATGGGTGACAATGAAATTGCTATTGAATCTGGTTTACGCACAGAATTAACAGACGACTTTATTGCTGGTTTACGCAATCTATTCGCAGAACATTATATTAGTGTTCCTGATGAAAAAGTTGATCTCGTTGATGAACTTGCTGGTAAAGTTGAAGAACTTGAAAGCAAACTCAATGAAGAAATTGAGCGTGGTGTTAGCTTTGCTAAAGCATTAGTTGAATCACGCAAAAATGAAGTAACTCGTGAAGTAAGTGAAGGTCTCACATCAACTCAAGTTGAAAAAATCAAATCACTCGCAGAGAGTGTTGAATTCTCCACAGAGGACGAATACAAATCAAAACTTGAAACAATTCGTGAGAATTATTTTCCATCTGGCGTTAAAAAAGCTGATGAATCACAACTTAACGAAATCGTAGAAGATACTGAAGGCGAAAAGAAAGTTATTAATGATCCATTTGTAGCTGCAGTATCCGATGCAATTAGTAAAACGAAATTTTAATTAAAAAATTATCTAGGAGATAAAAAAAAATGTATTTGTCCGAATCATTACAGAAAAAGTGGGAAGGTGTTCTTGAACACCCCGACTTACCTGCAATTAAAGACCCGTATCGTAAGGCTGTGACTGCTGTCATTCTTGAGAATCAAGCTCAAGAAATGCAAAAAGCAAGTCAAATGCTTACTGAAGCTACACCAGCTAACGCAGCAGGTACAGGCGGTTTTGGTGCTGGAGCAGCTGCCGGTGGTCCAGTTGCCGGTTTTGATCCAATCTTAATCAGTTTAGTTCGCCGTTCATTACCAAACTTAATCGCATACGATGTATGCGGTGTTCAACCAATGACAGGCCCAACTGGTTTAATCTTTGCTATGCGTTCTACATTTAGCACATCTAATGTGACCGCAGGCGCAACAGAAGCATTTTACAACGAAGCTAATACAGGTTTTGGTGGTGTTTCTGCCGCACAAACAACTCTTGCTGTTGGTACTGCTGCTGCTAACACATTCGTTGGTAATGCTGCTCCATCACTTGGTTTAACAACAGCTTCTGCTGAAGATTTAACATTTGCAGAAATGGCATTCTCAATTGAAAAAGTTACTGTTACTGCTAGAACAAGAGCATTAAAAGCAGAATACTCAATTGAACTTGCACAAGACCTTAAAGCAGTTCATGGTTTAGATGCAGAAACAGAATTAGCAAACATCTTGTCTGCTGAAATTCTTGCTGAAATTAACCGTGAAGTTGTTAGAACAATCTATGGTACTGCTGTAACAGGTTGCCAAGTTGGTACAACTACTGCTGGTAAATTTGACCTCGACACCGATTCAAACGGTCGTTGGATGGTTGAAAAAGTTAAAGGTTTAGCTTTCCAAATTGAAAGAGAAGCCAATACTATCGCTAAATTAACTCGTAGAGGCAAAGGTAATATTTTAATTTGCTCAAGCGATGTTGCTTCAGCGTTGGCGATGTCTGGTATTCTTGATTACAATTCAGCTTTACAAGCAAATGTAGCCTTGACTGTTGATGATACAGGTAACACATATGCCGGTACTCTCTTCGGTCGTATCAAAGTGTATATTGATCCGTTTGCTCCAACATCAGCAACTCAAGAATTTGCAGTTGTTGGTTACAAAGGTTCAAATGCTTATGATGCAGGTTTATTCTATTGCCCATATGTTCCTTTACAAATGGTTCGTGCAGTTGACACATCGAATTTCCAACCAAAAATTGGTTTCAAAACTCGTTACGGTCTAGTTGCAAACCCATTTGCACAAGGTACAACACAAGGCCTTGGTGCATTGACTGTGTTGGTTAACAACTACTATCGTGCATTTAAAGTTGCAAACTTGATGTAATTTAAAAGTCTTATAATTATAACTATAATAAAAGACTAGAAAAGTAGTAAAACTCAAAAGAGGGCTCTGTAAGGAGTCCTCTTTTTTTTAGCATAAATAAACCACTATGACAATAAGCACTCGTAATCCAACAAATCCCAACTTTCTACAACCAAATAAGTTTCAACTTAATTTTGGTCGTTCACCCAATGTTAGATATTTTTGTCAATCATTAAGTGTACCCGGTATTTCTTTGTCTGAAATTCCACAAACTAATCCATTTGTTGATGTGTATATTCCTGGTGAAAAAGCTATATACGATTTATTGAATATTACATTTATTGTTGATGAAGAATTAAGATCATGGCTTGAAATACACGATTGGATTCGTGCTATGACTTTTCCTAAAGAATTTGCTGAATATAGAAATCTTAGTAAATTAAACAAATATGCAACAAACATTCCAATAAGCAAACCTCAATACTCTGATGCGACTGTTACTTTGCTTTCATCATCAAATACTCCATACTATAATATTAAATTTTTTGAAGTATTTCCTACCACTCTTTCTACATTTGTAATGAGTGTGACAGATTCACCAGATACAATCATTACGGCTGATGCTACTTTTAGATATTCGTATTTTGATGTAGAAAAATTGTTTTAATCAAATATTTTTATTTGGCCAATACACATACATTTATACCTAAATTATTCTAAAAAACGCTTGACAATTTAATGGAGGTGATGTATCCTTGAAGTAAAAGGATAACAATTATATGAAACAACTTGAAGAATTATTAGAAATGTGGCGCAAAGATTCTGAAATAGATAGAACAGAACCAGGCAAAGCGTTATTAGACATTCCTAAATTACACAGCAAATATTTAAATATTCTTTCAAAACATCGTCTATTAGCCAAAGAAGCTGATTTTAAGTTAAATAAGATGAAGGTTTTGAAATGGGAATATTATACAGGTAAATTAGATGAAGACCAACTAAAACAATACGGTTGGGAACCATTTCCATATGTCTTAAAAGCTGAAGTTAATAATTACATTGAAGCTGATAACGACATCAACACTCGTTTAGCACAAAAAGCCTTGCATGAAGAAATCGTAGATGTATGCAGTTCAATACTCAAAGAATTAAATAATCGGACTTGGGAACTTAGGTCGTTTATAGATTGGGAAAAATTTATTCAAGGTGTCTGATTTAATACTCCATAAAAAAAACGAAGTATTCATACAATTCGAATGTGAAAGAGGACTAGCTCAAGAACTTTCAGATCATTTTACATTTTTTGTTCCTGGATATCAATTCGTTCCAGCTTATAAAAACAGACTTTGGGATGGTAAAATAAGGTTAGTAGATTTACGCAACTTTACCATTTATCATGGTCTAGTTTCATATATTCAAAACTTCTGTCAAGAAAGAAACTATAATCTTGAAATAGATTCAAATGTAATTTCTACTGATATATTATCGGTAGTAGAAGCTGAAAGTTTTATAAAAACATTAAACTTACCATATGAAATTCGTGATTATCAGTTAAAGTCTTTTATTCATGCTATTCGAAATAGAAGAATTCTTTTATTATCACCAACAGCTTCAGGTAAATCACTTATACTTTATCTTGTTGTAAGATATCTACAAGAGCTAAGATTAAACAAAGGACTACTAATTGTTTCAACCACATCATTAGTTGAGCAAATGTTTTCTGATTTTAAATCTTATGGTTATGATTCTGATCGATATTGCCATCGCCAATATTCAGGTAAAGACAAACACACAAACAATTTTTTAACGATTACTACATGGCAGTCAATTTATAAAAATCCTGTAGAATATTTTGAACAATTCGATTTTGTTTTAGGTGATGAAGCTCACCAATTTAAAGCTAAATCACTTACCACCATACTTACAGGTTGCTCAAATTCTAAATATAGAGTAGGTACAACAGGAACTTTAGACGGAACTCAAACTCACCGTTTGGTACTAGAGGGTTTATTTGGTCCAGTTTATAAGGCAACCTCAACATCTGAATTAATTGAGAAAGGTCAGTTAGCGGATTTTAACATTAAATGTCTGATTCTCAAGTATCCTGAACCTATATGTAAAGCGGCTCGTGATTGGGATTATAAAAAAGAAATTGATTTTATAGTTGCAAACAAAGCTCGTAATGATTTTATACGCAATTTAGCTTTATCGCTAAAAGGCAACTCACTTATTTTATTTCAATTTGTTGAAAAACATGGTAAAGACCTTTACACTAATATTAAACAACATGCAAAAAATAGGCATGTTTTTTTTGTCTTTGGCGGAACTGATGTTGAGGTTCGTGAGTCTGTTCGTTCAATTACTGAAAAAGAAAAAGACGCCATTATTGTAGCTTCATATGGCACCTTTTCAACAGGTGTCAATATTCGTAATCTACATAATATTATATTTGCATCACCTAGCAAATCAAGAATTCGTAATCTACAATCAATTGGCCGTGGCTTAAGAATTGGAAATAATAAAACAGTAGCTGAATTATTTGATATCGCTGATGATTTTCGTATAGGTAAATATGTAAATTATACCTTAAAACATTTTATTGAGCGAGTAAAAATATATGATGATGAAAAATTTAATTATAAATATTACAATATAGATTTAAAAAATGACACCTTTTCCACAACACAAAATTAGAGTTATCCGATTACAAAACGGAGAGGATCTTATTTCTACTTGTATTATGGATGAGGAAAATGAATGGATTCAATTAAATGATCCTATGTCTTTGATTGTTAAACGCACCATTAAAGGCACGGCAATAATGATGATACCATGGTTGCCACTTGAGGTAATTTCTGATAATATAGCCACTATATCTTCTCATGATGTATTAACGTTTGCTGAACCAAAAGAAGATTTAATTGAATATTATAATAATATGGTTGAGCAAGCTAAAATATCAATTGTAAAAAACGATGATGTATTAAAAGTATTAAAAGAAGAAATAACAGAATATCGTGATGACATTATTAATGAAATGTTACCTGAAGAGCAAGAGAAAGTAAAAAACTATTTAAATATTTTAGCTGATGATAGAAAAAAGAAATTACATTAATGTTGGATTATACACCAAACAATTTTAAATTAGTAAGTGATGAAATAATAAATAATTTAACATTTGATTTATTACCTAAAAAATGGATTGAAAGAAATAAATCTAACCCTATGTTTGGTCATTGTCATACAGCATCAGCTTGCTTACAAAAGATATTTGGAACAAAAATAATTAAGTTATATCATGCCCTAGATGATGAAGGCATCTATCATTGGTGGGCAGTTGATAATAAAGGTCAAAGAATCGATTTGACAGCTGACCAATATTATTCAACAGGTAGAAAACCTCCATATGAAAATGGAACTAAATCAGGAATGTTAGGATTTGAATATCGTGTAAGAGTGCTAACATTACTGGATAAGGTACTAAAGCAATTACAATTAAAGGGGGCAAGGCTAGATTAACACATGTCAAGCACTTTTTGAGGCAATTAAGGATGAAATATGAGTGAAAAAAAACCAAAACACTATGTAAATAATGCTGACTTCTTGAAGGCTCTAATAGAGTATAAAGAAAAATGTGATGAGGCAAATAAAGCAAAAAAAGAGGAACCTAAAATTCCAAATTATGTTGGCGAATGTTTTTTAAAAATTGCTGAACATTTATCTCGCAAACCAAATTTTATATCATATTCTTTTCGTGATGAAATGATAGCTGATGGTATTGAAAACTGTATGATGTATTTCCGTAATTTCGATCCAGCTAAATCTAAAAATCCATTTGCATACTTTACACAAATTATATACTTTGCCTTTCTTCGCCGTATAATGAAAGAAAAGAAACAACTTTATGTTAAGTATAAGGCAACCGAACAGTTTGGTATTCTAGATGAACATGAATTACTAGAAGATTCAGATGGAGTGGCCAAACAATTTGAATTATACGACAACATTTCTGAATTCATTCATAATTTTGAAGAAAATAAGAAAAAGAGAAAAGAAAATAAAACTAAAGGATTGGATAAATTTTTTAGTGAAGACCTATAATTACCTGTAAAATACTTGACTTTAATTATATTATGTGTTATTATCAGAGAGTGCGCTGAAGTTAGTTTCAGATTTCCTAATTCTTTTTCATATGAGGACACAAATGAATACAGAAAAGTTACTTCAACATATTAGAATTTTAGAAGAAGAACATTTAATTTTAGATAGTAATATCAAAGATGGGTATAGTCATTTTGTAAATGATGCAGAATTAAACAAAATGAAATATCAAAAGCTTGAGATAAAACGAGAAATAGAAACACTTAAAAACCAATATAACAATTTAAGAATTAAATAATAATGCAAATTTGTGTATTGGGTGATACCCATTTTGGTATGCGTGGTGATTCTTTAGAATTTCACAAGTATGTTAAAAAGTTTTATGATAATGTATTTTTTCCATACCTTAAAGAAAATAACATTACAACCGTATTTCAGTTAGGCGATTTATTTGATAGACGAAAGTTTATTAATTTTAATTCACTCTATCTATGCCGTCAATACTTCTTTGATAAATTAAAAGAAAACAACATTATATTCCATACCATTCTTGGTAATCATGATATTTCTTTTAAAAACACTCTTGAAGTTAATTCTCCGCAACTATTACTTAAAGATTATGACAACATCATAGTATATGATGATTTTGCCACCGTTGATTTTGATGGCATATTTTTTGATGTTATTCCTTGGCTTTGTGCTGAAAATGAAGAAACAATTTTTAAGGCAATCAATGAAAGTAAATCACAATTAGCTTTTGGTCATTTTGAGATTGATGGGTTTGAAATGGATCGTGGTAATGTTTTTCGTGGTGGTATTGACAAAAATAAGCTTAATAAGTATGATATGGTATTAACTGGACATTTTCATCATAAATCAGATGATGGCCACATATATTATGTCGGTACTCCAAATGAAATAACTTGGGCTGACTATAATGATCCACGAGGGTTTCACATTTTTGATACGGCAACTCGTGAAATGGAATTTATACAGAACCCATATCGCATGTTTCATAAATTAAATTATGATGATGGTGCTCAAGATTTTGAATTTTGGAAAACTTATAATTTTAATAAATTAAAAGAAACATTTGTGAAAGTGGTTGTTATTAATAAACAAAATCCATATTTGTTTGATAATGTAATTGATAATCTTTATAAAGCTGGCGTGTCTGATATATCTATTGTTGAAGATTTCACCGATACGAGTTTTGATACTGATCAAGATATTATTAACCAAGCTGAAGATACAATGACTATTCTTAATCGATATATTGATAATTTAGCCTTAAATGTAAATGGTGATAAACTTAAAACACTTATGCGTGAGCTTTATGTAGAAGCACTTAATACGGAAACAACTGAATAATGCTCGTCTTTCGTTATGTTCGTTGGAAGAATTTACTTTCAACAGGTAATTACTTTACTGAAATTAAATTAGACAATACAAGCAACACACTTGTTGTTGGTGAAAATGGATCTGGCAAATCTACGATGCTAGACGCATTATGCTTTGGTCTTTTTGGTAAACCTTTTCGTTCAATTGTTAAACCCAATCTAATTAACTCAATTAATGGTAAAGATACTATAGTTGAAGTTGAGTTTAATTCTGGTAACAAATCATATAAGATTATTCGTGGTATCAAACCAAACACCTTTGAAATTTATCAAGATGGTGAACTACTTAATCAAGACGCAGCTGCTCGTGACTATCAAGAATACCTAGAGAAGTTTATTCTTAAAATGAATTATAAATCCTTTACACAGATTGTTATTCTAGGTTCAGCATCATTTACACCATTTATGCAATTATCAAATACTGATAGACGAACTATCATCGAAGACTTACTTGACATTCAAATCTTTTCTACTATGAGCGGACTGGTCAAAGAACGAATGATCAACAATAAAGATTTGTCTTTAACCAAGAAGCATGAAATTGATATTGATCAACAAAAATATGAACTTAAAGAATCTCATATTAAACAATTAAAACAAAACAATGATGAAAAAATTACTGAATGTGAATTAGATATTGCCAACAATTCAAATTATGTTGTAACATTAGAATCAGAAACAAACGAAAACAACAATAAAATTAATACACTTCAAGCTGAAGTAATTGCTCGCTTGGAAACAGAACAAAAGGTTAAAAAATTTAATCAACTTGAAACACAGATTGAAACCAATCTAAACAAATATAAAAAAGATATAAATTTCTTTGAGCATAATGATAATTGTCCAACGTGCCGACAAACTATTAATAAACAATTTAAAGAAGAAGAAATTGGTAATCTAAACAATAAAATTACAGAATGTGCCGAAGGCCTTTCGCAATTAGAAATTAAATTATTAGAAGAACAAAACAAACTAAATCAGATTAGTGAAAAACAAAAACAAATACAAGAACTACAAATTAAAATTGCAACCAATACCACTTCTATTACCGAAGTAAAAAAATATATTGCTCGTATTGAAAAACACATCAATGAATTAAAAAATACTAAAGATATATCAGATACCGAACAGAAACAATTGGAAGAACTTAAAGTTAAGATTGATACAGCCGAAAAAGAACTCAAAGAATTAATTGATGAAAAAACCTATTATGAAGTGGCTTCTGGTTTGTTAAAAGATACCGGCATTAAAACAAAAATTATTAAACAATACTTACCTATTATTAATAAGTTAGTCAACAAGTATTTGGCATCATTAGACTTCTTTGTGAACTTTAATCTTGATGAATCATTCAAAGAAACCATTAAGTCAAGGCACCGTGATGAATTTACTTACAATAACTTTTCAGAAGGTGAAAAACAGCGTATAGACATGGCTCTAATGTTAACATGGCGTGCTATTGCTAAATTAAAGAATTCATCTAATACTAATTTATTAATACTTGATGAGATATTTGATTCAAGTCTTGATGTAAATGGTACAGACGAATTGATTAAGATATTACATATGCTTGAAAATGTTAATTTATTTGTAATTTCCCATAAAGGCGATATATTACAAGATAAATTTAACAATGTAATTCGGTTTCAAAAAATTAAAAACTTTAGTAGGATTGTAAAATGAGTGACGATATATTAAACCAAGAAATATTCACCATTGATACTGGTGCTAATATTACAAAAGAGGAAAAGATTGAGCCTTTGCCATTGTTTGATGAAAATCATCCAATGCTAAACAAGCCAATACCAATATACAAAAACGCATTACCTAATAAAAACATGAATACTTTAATTAAACGATTAAAGATGACAATGAAACAATTCAACGGATTAGGCCTTTCAGCTAATCAATGTGGTGTTTTTGAAAGAGTATTTGTGATTGGCACCGAACACTTTCAATTTGCCTGTATCAACCCACAAATCACCAGCCAATCGGCAGAAATGACAAAAGACAATGAAGGTTGCCTCTCCTATCCCGCTTTATATATTAAAATAAAAAGACCGTCATGGATTATGGCATCATTCTATAATGAAAACGGTGAACATATTGAAATGAAAATGGAAGGTTTAACAGCAAGATGTTATCAACACGAACTAGATCACATGAATGGTGTAAAGTTTGTGCAATACGCTGGGCCAGTTTCATTAAGATTAGCAAAACAGAAACAAGAAAAACTTATTAAAACAATTACACGCAGAAAAAAAAATGGCAGATAGACAAGTAGCTTGGATTTTATTTTTAGTATCACTCACAATATCACTTATATTTTTAGGTGAAATAGTGAACATGAATTACGAACTAGACACTCAAAAAAGAAGAGCAGATAGTTTAGATAAAGAAATTACTATTCTAAAAAAACACCAAGATGATTTGAAATTACAATTAACAATTGTAAATAAAACTACAGCCTCTATTGAAAAAGACATAGACAACACACAAGAATTACAAAGAATACAAGCACAAAGAATGTCTGAAATTATTAAGAGAAAAAAATAATGGCATACGCATTTGACCCAAAAGACGATGTAGAAACCCAATGGAAGAAATGGTCAGCAGAAAATCCTGCTAACGATATGCCTTTTGTTGATGAAAATGAACTCAAACAAACCGTCATCAAA